CCTCCGCCTCCACCAGCGGCTATCAACATATTCAAAGTCGGCACAGTTGAGAATGGATAAGTTTGTGGTGTAAAGTTAGCTGTATATCTAGCCAATCCTTTAGATACTCTTAGATCATCTATATATCCATTGAACGGTGCATGTCCGTTATCATATACTCTACCTAGGTAAGTAGCTGGTGTTTGATTTTTGGATGTATTATCACCAACAGATCCTGATGACACTCCGTTTATATACATCGTGACAATACCAGAAGATCGTACTAGTGCAACATGTGTCCATGTATTCAATGAAACTGTACCACTTGAGGTTAGATTTGCATCTGAGTAGTAAACCAATTGTCTGGAACTGTTCACTGCGAACAACACTGCACCACTACCACTAGCAGTGCCTCTTATATCAATAATTGCAGCATAGCTACCAGTAGGAGTTACTGGTAAATAAATCCATCCTTCTATTGTAAAATTTTCAGTATAAAAAGTTAGTGCTTCAGTAGCAGAGACAACAAGATATGTAGTAGAACTTCCAGGTAGGTATAAACTACTTCCGCCGAATTTACTCTGAGCAGTACTTATTTGTGGAGATCCATATGCAGTGATTGTTTTTGGAGACAAGCTACTATCTGTAAACGTAGTGCTGCCATTAGGTCCGTTGAATGGTAAAAGTAAAGATACTGAACTAAAGTTAGAATCTCCATCAGTATCAGGAAATGCTTGTGTTGGTGGTGTGAAATTAGCGGTGTATCTGGCTACACCTTTAGTTATACGTACATCATCTATATAACCATTTACTGATACGTCTGCTGGATAATATCCTATATATGTTGTGCCTGCGCCTAGATTTGTTGGGCCAGTATTTGTATATGTTGACCCAGTTTGGACACCATCTAAGAATAATCTGATTTGAGTACCTTGTCTAGTAAGTGCCACGTGGTGCCATGTGTTTATACTAACTGCACCACCTATAATTCTGTCGGCTGTACCATCCCAAAATCTAAGAGAGCTAGAACCAGCAGCGTAATAGACATCCCATAGTTGTGATGCGAAAGTGAAGACGTTATAACTAGTAGAATTAGTTTGGTAAAACCATAATTCCACAGTAAAGTCGCCTGTGCCAAATGTCAAATCAGTATTACTTGCTATTGTAAGATGATCTCGGCTAGCACCTGTTCCATTCAATACAACACTAGCTGTTCCGTATTTTTTTACTGCGGTACTAAGTGCTGCTGTTCCTACCCCAGTTACAGTTTTAGTATTTGGTCCACTGTCAGTGAATGTAGTACTGCCATTGGTCCCGTCTAGGTGTAACAATAAACTGACATTAGCGAAATTTGAATCCAGTGGTGTTGTGTTCGGTCTTTCTATAGACGAACGGCCACCACCGCCGCCGCCGCTTTGATTACCACCACTGTCGCCTGAACCACCGCCGCCATACGATGCTGGCGCGACTCCAACCAACAACTATTCTCAAGGTTTCACCAGGAGTTACTGATATTGTTCCTGTAACATATGCGCCAGCTCCACCAGAAGCAGCATCAAAAAGTCCGGCTGGTTGTCTGGATGATCCACCGCCACCAGCTCCTCGCATCACTACATCTAAACTAGATACCCCAGCTGGTACTACAAAACTCTGATCTGCTCCAGTATAGGTGAATGATTGATATCCACTTATTGTTGGAGCTTGGACATTAGCTTGGCCGAATGAAAATGTTTCCGAAAATAGAGGCGATATTATTGACATCTAATGCTTGCATCAAAGTATTTCAGTAATATTTACTAGTGTTGAATATCCGTTATCTAATCCGAATGCAGATCCGCCTATAGTGTAATCCTGCATACAATGTACCCATGTAGTAATGGTGTCATTAGTAGCCATAGGTAGTGTCCAGTTAGTTGTAAGAACAGTACTAGTAGCTAATAAATTTTGTTGAACTATCTGTGCTCTACGTGCGGTATTACTTACTGTCAGAGCATTTTTTTGAATCCACAACGAACACTGTGTTATATTACTAACAGTATTACTAATACATACTTGAAGACTAATTGCAAATTTTCTTGCTGCACCAGTATTTGTAAAAACACCAGAATTATAGGTGAATCCTGTTATTGTATTACCATCTAACGTATCCCAAATAATATTGTAAGTAGTATTACCTGTTTTTGAAACACTACTTGCTCTTGCTTGATAAGAGGATACGTTTGTAGACAACAATTCAAAATTGCTATTTACCTTTGTAAAGGCTAATCGAAGAGGATCGCCTGAACGATCATTTGGATTAGCTCCTATGTTTATAGTTTGTAATGGCATAGATTAGTCAACTTATAAAACTTTTCTTTTTCCTGGAATTCTTTTTTTACTTTCCATTCTATTGACTCGATTATTAGGTATTAGTGGCATACCTAACTTGGCCTGATAGAAAAGTTCATCCATTGTTTTTGTAACGATTGGTGCAAATTCACCACCTGCTGCTTGGTAATCCTTGAACACTTTGTCTAGTGATGCCCGATAATCAGCATACATCTTTTTCAACATCTCAGCAAATTCTAATGGATTTGTGGTCATTGCTGATCCACCTTCTGGCTCAACAGGTGCAGTCTTTGGCTCTGTTGGTGGGACTGTTGGTTCAGTAGGTGTCGGTGATGTTGGCTCAACAGGTGCAGTCTTTGGCTCTGTTGGCGGCAGATCAGTAGGCTTTACATCATCACGAGGAATTTTTAGATCACTAAAAATCTGCGTTATTAGACCATCCTTCATTCCCATTCTTCGCAGGAAATCAATCACTGTGTTTACATCAACACTTTCTTCCTGACTGTATTCTCTGTAGTTTTTTCTCCAGAATAAATCAAGTTTGTCACGTAAGTCTTTTGCTTTTTTAGTACGTGTAGCATATTCGTCATATGTTTCTTCACTTATGCATGCTTCTGCGACACTTTCAAAAATTTTAGAAACACCCCATTGTGTAATATATGGCTTACTACGTTGTGGTAGCTTCATGCTTTCTTGAATTTGCCATTTGTTTTTGATGCGATTTATATCAAGAATAGATTCTTTTATTCCATATCTACTAGGAGTATATTGTCCGCCAGCTACTTTAGCAGCGGTATCTGCTGCTGTACCAACGCCAGCTTGATACACTGGAGATCCTGTAGCTGAAGGTATATTCAACTTAGCACCAGCAGCTAAATCGTTTGGATTTGATGGATTATACGCATCAGGATTAGCTTTCATTAGTTCTTGTACACTAACATCAAATTTCTGGGCAATTTTGCTTAGATTGTCTCCTGGTTGTGCTGTATACTGTGTTCCTCCAGATGCAGCAATGTCGCCGCTATGATATGGATCACCGCCTGATGGATATCCACTGGTATCAACTGGCGATGCTGTTGCACCTTTCACATAATCGGCAGCTTGACCAACAGCATATGATAGTGCACCTGCCTTGAAGCCTTTCCATAGTGCTCCACTGAAACGATCACCTTGTAGTAGCCTGTCAATAGTTCTAACACCCATGGCAATCGCTGGTCCAGCAATACCCCATCCACTCATACCAGCCAAAATGGCGACAGCAGCCCATATGGCTCCCTGCATCTTTGGATACTTAGTAGCGAAATCTTTATATTTTTGTAGGGCTTGACCTACTGCTCCACTCTTACCACCTAATTTACCTAAAATTTTCTGTTGGGCTTGATCGAACTTTACATCGAAGCCACTTACTTTATCACTCTGTGATATTTTTTCTTTTAGTTTTAGCCATGCATCAGACATACTACCAAGTATGCCTCTCTTTGGAATAGTGCCTGCTGGAGTTTGTTCTGCACCTGGAGCATCAACATTATTTCCCGCTGCGGTACTATCGGCGGCTGCTTTGAAAATTTGTTGAATTTGATCTTGTGTGATCTTGGCCTCGGTAAGGACAGTGCCCATGCTATGCCATTCAAGATAAATCTGTCTGTATTCACGGTCTTCAAATATTTCCAGCATCTCTTGATGATGGGTTTTTTTACCTTCCATGATCATTTTCAAGGTTTTCATTTGATCAGCATGCATGTCTTACACTCCAATAAGTTACTTAAATTATTTATCTAAAATACATGGAATGATTTTGATAAACAAAAAGGGGAACCTAAGTTCCCGCAGTTTGTCTCCCCATCCCGATTGGTGATATAGATATTTATCATAGTAATAAAAATAAAAGGGAACCGAAGTTCCCTTTTTATTGTGTCAAATTCCGATTTACTGGAATGTAACGTTCTGGATTGCGATTTCACCCAAGTAGTCAGCGGCATTACCGAAGCTACTTGCTGTGTTTGTCAACTCTACATAGCCATAACGTGTCATGAATGATACGACTGGCTCGAAGGTTGATGGATCTAGAACAACACCACTACTCATCAATGGGATGTATGGGCAGTAGAATGCTGCTGCGTCAGTTTCTGAAGAACCCTTGTAACCAACTAGAACTGGTGTTCCACTTGGAGCATAAGAGTCAACGAAAACGCGCATAGCGTTGTTTAGTGTACCAACAAACTTGGTGTTTGTTGGAGCTTCGAATGTACCTTCGGTTGTACGTGCAAATGCACTTGTAGTTGCACTCTGTAGAATTGTCAGAGCTTCACTACTTACAACTGCCCAGTTACCTGCACCGCGGCGTGTACGCTGGGCGATTAGGTTAGCAACACGGTTGATTAGAACAGCTAGAGCAGCGTGTTCGTCACCAACGAATGTAGCTGTACCGGAAACGGTAGCTTGATTGTATGTGAACTCAGTAGCAGCAAGACTGCGTAGTGATAGGAGAATTTCCTGATCAATTTCAGCAGTGATTTCTTGTGCTAGAGCAGCCATGATTTCAGCTTCAACGTCGATGCCGTGCTGTGACTGTGCGTCTTGAGCGGCTTCGAATGTCCAGCGAGCTTGTAGCTTGCGTGACTTGGCTTCAACAGCCTGACGTAGAATTTGTACACTGATTGGCTTACCACCATTGCCTTCTAGGGTAGCTGTATCAGCACCGGTGAAGTATGGAGGTGTACCAGCAGCGGTCAATTCACCATTTGCTGTACGTGAATATGCCTGAGCGATCTTGAATGGGCTTAGTGCCTCATCGCCAGCATATACACCAGCTACGTTAGAAGGATCACTGCCACCGTATGGTCCTAGTGCCTGTGCATAACGTACACGTAGTGTGTGGATTTGACCAACTGGGCCGGTCATTGGCTGAACGCCTACCAATTCGTTAGCGATAACGGTTGGCATAACACGGCGGATAACTGGTAGAATAACGCGATTTAGGGTAGCGATATTGCCAGCTACAGTTGTACCGGCTGAACTTTCAGCTAGTAGTTGCTTGCGGGTATTTTCTAGAATAACACCCATTGTTGAGCGACGAGGTCCCTGAAGGCCTTCCAGGAGGGCATCTTTAGTCTCGCCCCAACGGCTCTCTAATAGTACTTTTGACATGTTACATTATCTCCTTGTAGTTTATGTCTATTAAAGCCCTGCCAGACGTTTGATAGCGATTACGTTATCACGGTCCTCGACTTCAACTTCAGTTTTCTTGGCAGATTTATCACCAGTTACCACACTCTCAGAAATTAGTTGTTTCTTGGCAGAAACAGCTTGTGTTTCAGAAGTAGTGTTTAGTACTGCTGGTAGATACTTATCAAAAGCGGCTTTCAATTTTGGTGTCTGCACGCTTTCTAGTAAATTACGCATTACTTCGGCTTTTTGTTCGTTTAGTGTACCTAACAATTCTGTCATAGTACGTTCACGAAGATTGCTTTCTTTTATAATGCGAACTTCACGTTCTTTAGATTCAATCAAGTGCTGTGCAGCCTTGATTTTTTTGATGGACTCAGCCAATTGTTGATCTTTCTGTTCTAATGCACTCATCAACTTACGTGATTCTGCCTTTTCGTTCATGTGTGTAGCACTGAACTCAGCAGCAAATGCCTCGAATAGACGACGACCGAATGCATTTTCACGTGCGTTCTGAATGTCTTCCTTCAACTGACTAATTTCGCCCTTTAGATGTTTACCGACTACGGTACTCAATTTTTTGGCACTTTCGCTAATAAACTTAGCCTTTAGTGCTTCCAATTGTGTCTTAGCTTCAGCTACTAACTTGACCTTAGCTTCAACAACAGCACGTTTATCAGTCTCAAATTCACGAATTTCGCGAGCTAGAGCCTTGATAACAAACTGCTCTAGTTTTTCACGACTTTCCATCTGCTTTGTACGATCACTACGCAGTTCACGAATTTCTTCTGACAGCTTTGTAATCATAAAATCATTGAATTTTTGAGCACTTTCACGCATTTTCTGCTGTGCTTTTACTCGGTCTTCGTTCATCGCTTGTCTTTCTTCCTTGAATTCTTCAATCTCAGAAGATAGACTTTCTGTAACCATCTTATCTAAGGCTTCCACCATTACATTCTTGTCATGCTCGTATTTACGTGCAAATTCTTCACGTAGTTCTGCACGTACTTGCTCACGGGCCTCATTTAGCTTAGATGTCCATGCCTCGTTTATGGCGCGGCTGGTATCCTCGTTGATGATTCCTGTATCAAGTAATGGCTTTATAGCATCCAACATGCTTATTTCCCCTTATTTAATATTACCACGTTTGACTCCGTGATTACGAGTTTCGTAACACCAGACATATGTTCGGCATTACTTGAATGACCGAATGTGCAAAGATTACACATCACGGATTTCATTTTAGCTTTAGTTCCTTAATTAGATTCACAACTGTGTCTTGTAAGTAACGCTGAACACTCTTGTTCTTAGATACATCAGAATCTTTTAGACTTTCTAATACACGATGTCCGTGTCTCATATTCAATAATGATTCATAGATAGCTTTTGGGTATGCATTAGGTGCGCTTGGTTGTGCAACGATATCTACTGTGACTATTTCAAAGTCACTAACTTTACCAGTAGAATCATCTACGTTACCACTACCTCTACTACTAACTCCAAGTTTTACTCCACTCTCTAACATGGTACTAACCAATTGTCCCATAGGCGTAGGTAAAATCTTTAGTTTACCAAAACCATTTGGTCCATCCATCCACATGTTAGTGATCATATGACTTACACGATCTAAATTGATCTTTAGATCGTCTGGGTGATCTACTTCTCCTAGTACAGAGTGACCTTCACTTATTTGACTGTTTAGTTGTTCAACGGCTCGTTCAATTTCGGGAACAGGGTAAACACGCTCATTAGCGTTCTTTACCCCACCCTGGATAAAAATACCCTTCATGTAAAGAGATTTCAATCCACTATCACCTTCCTTGACAGATTCAACGACCATGCTAGCACGGTCGAATGTCAAGTTTTCTTTTAAATAAGTTGTCACAACAATTTCTCCTTAGGTGTAAATTGCCATCCATTAATATTATTTTTAACCCATTTTATTAATGTGGGCTGAGATACACCTGCAAATTTTGCAGCGTCTCTTGTAGATTTAAAAACATTAATACCATCACATGAATATGTACCTAGTGATCTGGCAAGTCCTATTGCTTGACCATGTTCTTTAGTTCGTATTTTTCCAGTCAAGGAATTTGATATAGCTAATTTATGTTTTGCTGTTTTTTTTCTACCAATACGAGACTTACTTAATGATTTTTCAGCTTTTTCTCTCTGCTGCTGTGACCAAGTTGTTCCCAAAGTGGTCCATTTTCCGTCGCCGTTATGCTGATTGAAACTCATAGGATCATATTTTGCATTCAAGGCAGAAAGATAAGAACACTCTAAGTTGAGAATATAAGATTGCTCTCCAAATACCAAAATTTCTCTTTTCCATTCTGATGGAGAACCTGTTATCATTTCTTTAACTATTTTACTTGAACAAATATAGCCGTCATTTGGATGGCAACCTCTTGCGGTACGAGAGCCCACATACCATTTTTCAGATGATATGTGGGTCCAACGATAGAGAAATGCCAAAGTTTTTACTTTGGTTTTATTTCTCGATGATAGGTATAAAGCCATTTCAACCTAAATCCTTATTTGACCATCTTCTTTGTGGTCATGCGACTTTCTGGAACTGGACTCTTGGCCTTGACAGTCTCTGCCTTTGGCTTTGGAGCACTTTCACCCTTACCGTCGCCTACATTTTTTCCACCATCTGGTGAATTCTTGTACTTTGTTCCCATTGCCTTAGGTGCAGCAACTTTTCCGCCTGATTCTGCTGAACCGCCTGCGAAATTTACTGGCTTACTTGCCATGCCGGTAGATCCACTGTTTTTAGCTACTGGACTTACCTTTTGAGCACCGTCATCACCCATCTTTGCGGCTGGTACTTTCTTCAGATCAACACTTTCCATAACACCTGATTCTTCTTCGCCTTCTTCCTCTTCCTCTTCGCCACTGTCAACAACTTCTTCTTCGGAGTCGGATTCATCAGAGTCACCAAATTCAGCTTCGAATTCAGCCATAAGTTGATCAAGTTTGTCCTCAAGATTCATCAAGTCACTCTTAGTAGCTGGCTCTTCACTACCCATGTCGTCGCCCATGTCATCCATGTCGCCCATGTCATCCATCTCGCCGTCTACTTCTTCAGAGTCGAAATCTTCTTCGTCACCCATTTCGGTGTCATCGACTTCTAGTTCACCTTCGATGTCATCTTCCATTGTCATTGAATCTGTCTCTTCGACTTCGATCTCGCTCATTAGATCCTCTGACATGTCTTCTTGTAGATCATCGTCCATTAGACTTTCATAAATTTCACGACTTTTCTCTACAACGATTTCGTGAAACAATTGTTCTGCACGTTCTTGATCTTCATTGATAATGAGATCAATTAGTTTTTCAAATTTTGCTGCGCTCATTTGTGCTCCTTTAGAATATAAAATAGCGTAATAACTGCTGTTTTTTTACATTTAATGGTTTTTGTTTATAAACCAGGCGCTTCAGCCGCTGGAGGACTGTACTGTTTTCTAATCTTTTTTAGATCGCTGGCTCTTTCATATGACTGAACTTCATTCATACGTCTTATCTTGTTTATTTCTGATAAGATAAGTGTAGCTTTGCGGCTTTCTTTCCATTTTGGCTGACTGTGATCATCTTTGATGTCTTGCCATCCTTCTGGTGGAGCGGTATAAAATTCTAGTAATATCATAACTATTATTTAGTCTTTTTTATACGGTTGGAGGAGTGGCGGCAG